GAGTTTATCTTTTGCCTGGAGGACTTTTTTGAGGTGACCTTCAAGTTCATTGATGGATTTTGCTTCTTTTAAGAATTGTTCGGTATTTACGGGAGAACCGGTATGCATGGAACGTAACGCTTGACGCGCGAGCATACTTTCTCTTTTCGCGAGTCTCTCAAGTTCTTTTCCTTCCACTCCCAACCGACGGGCGATTTTTTTTTCTTTTTCCGTAAGTTTCTCCATGTCTTTCTCAAGTTTTTTTTCAAGAGACAATTTTGTCGTGAAATAAGCCATACTATTACTAAATATTATAATTCATAAGTTTATGAGTACTGAATTTATTTTATTGTGTTTTGTAGCCTTTTATGTGACGGATACTATTTATGACGGCAAGTATACAAAAGAATTACTCAAGTATAAAAAGTATTACAAAATCGCAACTACCGTATTTGTCGTATTTTCACTTTACTTGTTTCTTAAAAAAAATCCAAACGAATCTAAAACCATTGTGGGACACTTGAATGGAATGATTCACCATTTACCGATGGATAAAGAAGCAAAAGATTTCATCACACCTTTTTTACAAAGTCCAGAAGAACGCAAAATCACATCTTCTGGAACAGACGCAACGTCACGAAGTGTGAGCGGTACGAAAAAGAAATGGGTGGCGGCAAACCAATCCTGGAAATGCCACGATTGTCACACTCAATTGGACGCATGGTTTGAAGTGGACCATAAAACACGGTTGGCCGATGGAGGGTCCAACCATGTAGATAATCTAGTTGCATTATGTAGAAATTGTCACGGGAAAAAAACAACGATTGAAAATTTATAATCGTATACTATGACACCCGCTTATGTTGCATTGATATGTCTATCTATTCTATTGGTATTGATATATGTAGGAATGATTTATGGGTACCGAAAAGGTGATTTATTTGGGGTGACGATCACGTTTCACAATTTGTTATTGTATTTGGGAGCCCCTACCGCCCTCATCACCTTGATTCTTACCTTGTACTCCACGTACCGCCCCATGCAGCATTACCCACCATTATTCATCATGGTATTGTACGCCCTCTTGGGTGGATTGTATACCGGGATCATTGGTTATTTTTGGTACCGAAAAGTCATGTCTATTCCTTCATGCATCATGATCCTCAGCGTGTTTGTTGCCGTCGTGTTGGGAATCTTCTTGTATACACCCTCCACGTATGATACGAACATCAATGAGGTTCAAGATAAATTTTTAAAAGATAGATTTTATCAACAAAATGAATTGAATCAATTGCAAGAAGAATTAATGGGAACTTTTTCTGCAAAAAATAAATACTACCTGCAATGGTTCATCGCACTCTTGTATGTACCGATTCTCATTCATTATCCTACGGTATACCGGTGTAAAATAAACCCAATTGCCTATCAGTACATTGCAAATTACCTCATGAATTTATTAAACTTGAAACCCGACATGGATCATTCATTCATTCATCAATCCAATGACATGTTGGAAACGTTGAAAGAGTTAGATAAAACGATTACCTACACCCCTGACGAAAAACAAGTCATTGATAAAATAAGGGAAGCCATTGTGAATAAGCTACCCGGTCCTCTTGCATTTACTCCAGAAGAGCGTACAATACTAAAAAAATTAAGACAGCATTTAGCACAACATGATGCCATCTATCGTAATAAAAACGCCATCACTTCATTGTATCAAGCCGTGACGTCATTGATTCAAGGTAATAAAACTGCCGTAGAAGAGAATGGATTGTACCTCATGAATATCTTGGTACTTTCCATCATTTTGATCTACGTTTTTATGTACGAACATAGTACACAATATTTAATCATTCCTTTATTTACAGCATTGTTGTCGCTCTCTATCTTCTACTTGAAGTGATAACACTTCAATGATGGCACCAATGATAAAATCCGACGATGACTTTGATAATTTTTGAAGAACGGATTCAATGGAGATCAATGCCATTCCTAAATGATAAAACGTAGTTGAAATGCGTAAATGGTACATTCTTATCTTTTTCATGATTTGAAGAATGTCATAAATACTAAAGAATTTATCTACGGTAGTTGCCTTTTGGTAAATATGAATGATAAAATCTTGAACGTCTTCTTTTTGTTCGGGAGTGATATCCGACGGTTGAATGAATTTCATGGTATGCTCTGCCGCTTCTTTAAAATTTTCCATCGCAAATTCTTTAAACAGTTGACTGATGATCGTCACTTCTTCCGTCGTAATGTGAATCATCAAACCAAAATCAATGATGCCAATATAATCATGGTTCAACATGATATTTCCAGCATGTAAATCGGCATGTAAAAATCCATGTTTCACAATACATTGGACGATGATTTTCGCAAGTCTAGAAATCGTCCTTTCTTTTTCTTCTTCCGTCAAATCCGAAATAGAAATGCCCTCCATCTTTTCCATAACAATACGGTCTTCGGTGCATTCCGAATGAAACAATTGAGGAATTTTCACATAGTCACAATCTTTGAATAATTCATAGAAACGTTGTTGATTCTTGTATTCACTTACAAAATCCAATTGCGTATTGAAATTCTCCGTGACCTCATGGTAGGCTTCTATCAAACACGGGACGGGGTATATCCAATTCGCAGTGGTTAATATGCAATGAAGCACACGTAAACTCTTCTGGATTCGTTTCTCAATATCTTTTCGTTTTGTTTTTATCACCACCGTGTCCCCCGTAGGAAGCTTTCCTTCAAACACGATGGAGATGAGGCCGGACCCAATGACGTTGTGAACGTCCATGTCCTTCGGGTACATCAACTCCCAGGGTTCGTAGGGAATGTTGTGTATTTCTACATGAATGTCATAATTCAACGCAACGGATTGAAAAAATTTGGTATAAATGAGGTTCACTTTCATGCATTTGTGCCAAAAGGATAAGGTATCAAATTTACGATAATAAAGACCCTTGATACCTTCGGTCATTCCGATCCAGCATAGATGAAAAAACTCCATAATCATTATGTACGGAATTCTTTATACCGAATTAATATTATTTTAAAATAATAATACAATGTATGGATTTTTCAAGCATACCTAAAAAAGAAGTCAATGATACCGGAGATGGGTTTAGGCAATACGATACCGTGAACCCCATTTCTAGAAAATTCAGTAAACGTTTGATTTGCATTGATTCCGTGTTTCGTCCTCATTACGCGAATACATCCTCGTGCGATTTCGTGTTTACCATGCCCGAACACATTAAAAAAATCGTTTCCATGAAAATCTCTTCCATTGAAATTCCCAACACCATTTATCAGTTTTCTGCCAATGATTTGTCAAACACCTTTAAAATCATCCTGAACGGTACCGTCTACCCCATTACGATCCCTGATGGGAACTATAACCCGGAAGAGATTGTGGCGGAATTCTACACCATCTTTTCTAAATACGGAATCAACACAGAAGAGAATACTACATTATCCGTGTTCTACCATAAATCGGGAAGGCTATCGTTTGATTACACTGGCTCTACGGATGGAACGTTGGAATTTGATTTTGAAACCGAGGGTGCCAAATATCGTAGAAATTGTGGATGGTCTTTAGGATTTAAACAATTATCGTACACTGCCGTCATTACAGAAACGGACGGTGTGTATATGGGTTCCATTGATGCCGATTTTATTTTTGGAGCCAGTGTGGATAAATATATTTTTGTAGACGTGGATGATTACCAACGAAACTTTTTAACTGGCGCCGTCATGTCCGTCACTAACCGAACGGATACCGGTAACTCTTCTTACCTCGGAAACAACATCATGGCGAAAATTCCCATCACAGAAGCTCCCAATGCGATCATGTTTAATAGCGGAGCCGACCAATTATTCAAGACCCGAGAATATTTTGGACCCGTGAAACTTGAAAAGATTCGTCTTCGCTTACTTAATAAATATGGCGAATTGGTTAATTTAAATAACGAAGATTTTTCCATCTCCATTGAACTTACCGAATTGTATTGAATAAAAATGAAACAAAAATATACTCATCTATTATAAGTAAAGATGAATAACTACTTGTCGTCGCATCAAACTTCCGACAAGACCGCGTGCACTCACACGCGTATTGGCAGTTCCGAGCATAATATTTATGGAGGAGCTTATTCTATTAGTGATTTGCGTGAGTTTTATCCGTTGTACTACACCCATGTGTTTGAAAGAGGCCAGACCGAACATCTTACTGAAAAACAATTTGAAAAGGGTCCTTTAGCGATTGATCTTGATTTTCGTTATTCTGAAGCAAAACGCATGTATACAAAGGAACACGTCATTGACTTCATTGAAGTGTTAATCTTTGAAATTTATCGTTTATTTAACGTTCATGGTGACTTTTCCATTTATGTCTTTGAAAAACAAAACATTAATTGTACGGCCAAATGCATCAAGGATGGTATCCACATGATTGTCGGGTTGAATCTTGACACGGCAAGTAAAACGGTCCTCCGAACGCACCTTCTTTCTAAAATGGATATTTGGAACTCGTTGAAACTCACCAACGACTGGAATTCCGTGTTGGACGAAGGTGTTTTCAAAGGGACCACCGGGTGGCAACTGTACGGCTCGCGCAAACCCGGGCATGAAGCGTACGAGTTGACCCAGATTTTCACGTGTGCGAAAACGGGAAACGACTTTGAATTGCAGCAATCTTCTGGGAAAACATTTCCACTGAAAACGGATTTTTACAAATTAACCGTACGTAATTTAGATCATGAAGAAATTATCTTAAAAGATGAATTTAAAAAGGAAGCCGAAGATTCTAAAGTCAAACGCCGTGTTCGGGTTGTCAACACGGATACGGTGAGTGACGGCGACATTAAAACCACCGAACAACTCACTGCGTCGGTAGACAAATTCATTTCTTCATTGGACCCCAATGAGTACATGTTATCGGAAGCGTACTATTACGCCATGAGTTTACCTGCTGCATTTTATGATGAGTACGAGAAATGGATTCGTGTGGGGTGGTCGCTTCACCATACCGACAAACGACTTTTCATTGTGTGGCTCAAATTCAGTAGCCAATCGGCCAAATTTTCATTTGATATGGTTGCGAAACTTCAAAAAGATTGGGACAATTTTAAAAATGGAGACGGCATCACCATTCGTTCACTCATGTATTGGTCCAAGATGCATAATGTTACGGAATATGAAGCCATCAAAGAAAAAAGTGTAGACGCTGCCGTAGAAGTCATCATTCGTGAATCCATGTGCGCTGAATTTGACATTGCTGAATTGCTGTACCGAATGTATAAAGATTTGTACGTGTGCGTCAACATCAAACAACACAAATGGTTCAAGTATGTAGAGAACCGATGGATTGAAAATGATTCAGGAACAGATTTACGAAGAGAAATTACAAGTCAAAAGGGAATTTATGGAATCTTTAACGCAAAACGGCTGATCGTTCATAACACGATTGGGTCACTTCAACCGGACGATGATCGTAAAAAGGAGCTGGAGAAGAAACGGTCTAAGATTGAAGGGATTATGATTAACATGCTTAAAAAGCAAGGCGATAAGATTATGAAAGAAGCAAGTCACAAATTCTATTGTCCGAACTTTTTCCAATTGTTAGACAGTAAAGCAGAAATTCTTTGTTTCACGAACGGTGTCATTGATTTCAGTACCAACACGTTTCGTCAAGGTCTTCCGGAAGATTATACACGAAAGCACACGAAAATACCGTACATTCCGTTATCGGAAGCGTCGCCTTCCATCGTAGCGGAAATCAACGCGTTCATGAAACAATTGTTTCCGGACGATGAATTGTGCGAGTACATGTGGAACCATTTGGCATCCATTTGTGTCGGGAAAAACAACAACCAAACGTTCAACATTTACATTGGATGCGGTGCGAACGGAAAAAGCAAGTTGGTGGATTTAGTGTCGGACGCGTTTGGCGAGTACCGCGCGACCGTCCCCATTAGTTTGGTGACCCGACCTCGTGTGGGGGTGGGTGGCGCCTCTCCCGAAATCGCCGCGCTGGTAGGGATTCGGTACGCCGTCATGCAAGAGTCGTCCGTCAACGATGCCCTCAATGAAGGCGCTCTCAAAGAGCTCACGGGTGGTGACACGCTCATTTGCCGAAACCTCTACTGCGACCCCATTTCCTTCATTCCCATGTTTAAATTAGTCATGTCTACCAACAATTTACCGGCGGTGAATGGCAAAGATGCCGGTACGTGGCGTCGTATCTGCGCCGTCCCTTTCAACTCTACCTTTAAAGAAAATCCTGACCCCAAATCCAAGTATCAATTTCCTATAGATAAATCGTTGGATGCCCGATTTAGTAAATGGAAGGTGGTTTTCATGAGTATGCTAATTGACATTGCATTTCGCACAAAGGGAATGGTTCCTCTTTGTGAGATGGTAAAGGTGAATTCCGACAAGTACCGCAAAGATCAGGATTACCTAACTTCCTTTGTTGCGGATAATATCATAGAACAACCGGATGCGGCCATTACCGATCGCCAAATCTCAGATAAATTCAAAGAGTGGTGGAAACTCTTGTACGGAAATAATCCTCCTAAAGGAAAAGAATTATTTGATTACATTCACAAAATATACTCGGAGAAACCCAACATTCGGCGTAAGGGAACCACATGGAAAGGCTTAACCATTTTGAATGATGAAGAAGAAGCCGTAGACAACATTTAAACGACACGAATGAGTTTTTGAACTTCTTTCAATACACTGATTTCGGATTCCAATACATCCGTTTCTTTTTTATACATACTAGATAATTTATTTACTGATTCGTCACATAAATATTCACACGATTCACTGCATCGTTCACGACAATCCCCTTCACAATCCGAATATATTTTTTGATCCGTTAAATGATTGAACCCTCCTTTGGTTGCTTGAAAAAATAAAGGCACGTGGGCTTGTTTTTCGCGGTACATTTTTAATAGTAATTGTTTAGGAGAGTATCCAATGTCTTCATTTTCAAGAATTTTACGTAAATCTTCTTGTTCGTTAGTAGACAATTTACTCTCTTTCAGTAGATCTTTCACCTTGCCCTTATTATCCCTTTCTAGCTTATCCACCAACTCTTTCTTCTTTTCTTTTAACTTTTCATAATAATAACTATGATACGCAGTATCCCGTTTAGACACGTTACATAAATATCGGCAATTACCTTCACATTGGTAACTGCATGCAGTGACGCATTGATTCGGAACACCCCCCGTTCGTTTTCTTGTTTTTGCCCTTGTCTTTGTCTTTTTCATATACTATACACATGTAATTTATTTAGGAAGCGTCATGTACGCGATTTTTTTGACGACCAGTTCTGAAACGATTTTGTTACGATACGGTGCCACATTGTCATACGACACGGGGCCTCGTTTGGGTTCGCTCAAATCGTTCAAGTACGACTCTACCGAGTAGCCAATCAACAACACTTCATGGTCGTGCAATGAAAATGGCGTCTCGGGAATATACAATTGGGGATGAATGATGAACGATGAAATGCGAGGGTACCGATTCAATTCCGTCGCCATTCGTTTAAAATAATGGTTTCGTTTTCCTGAAACGGCGTTGATTTCAGGAATCAACAACTCGTCCCCACACATTCCCTTGCATTGAATGATTTCATCTTGCAACCGGTCCGTCATGCGGACGATGCGGTACTTGCCTTCCGCCAGCTCTTTCACCGTGTCTTCCGTCACTTCTTTATGAAGAATCATTTTGTTTAATTGAACGCGCAACTTTTTATTTTGATTGACGAGTTCTTTGATGGTTCGCCGAAATGCCATGTAACAATACTTTTCCACTTCAGTATGTTTAAAAGATAAAATACGTTCTGGATCTTGTTGGGAAGAAATCGGCATGTACTCATATTGAACGCGTGTGGGGTACACGGGAAGGTCATCCTCCTTATTTTCTTCAGGAAGACAAGGCACAAATGAATTGGTTTGGGTAATGATGCCTTGAATTTTATTTTCTTGGACGACCTTGAATCTAGGACGACAGACGCACTTTTCAGGAAGGTCAGACAAAACTTGTTTCGCAAGGGTGTACGAGGCTTCCGGCATGGGAACCGTTTTCAGGTCTACTTTCGCAGAAGGGTAACACGGGACGAACACCCCCTTTACGGAAAACCCCACGCACATGTGATGGTGGACCACTTGGGTGACTTCGTACTCGTGAAGTACAGAAAGCATTTCTTCCGCGACAATGTTGGTCGTGTAATACTCGGAAAAGGGTTTACATTCTTGGTAATGTTGCTCTATTAATTTAAAAATGGGGTTTAATTTCGGATGGTTGTACGAATGCATCATGTTGTGTTTGTATTTACCGGTATCGTGCTCCACAATGGGTTCAAAAGTGATTTCTTTCTTTTTATGACGTTCTAATAAAATAAAAATGGACTTGGCCGGATTCATTTTGGTCGTCATGTACCGAGGACTGGGGCAAACAATCTCAATGTCATTTTCAGAAGGGACCCGCAAAATGACTAAATTCAACGGGAACGTGTCGCACACAATTTCCCATAAATACGTGTAATCCATCAAATCCATATTTTTAATGAATTCTTCCACATTGAATTGTTGAGCTAAACGACCGTTATTATATTTATAAAAACCACGTTTTGCAGTCGCTGCTAATTGCGACAGGACCCATTCACGCGTGTACCCATGTTTCGCATACGAAAATAAAATACAGGCGACAATACAATCCATGAACGAACTCGGAGGGTTCACACCATATCGTAGTAAATAATTATCCTTTTCAATCATGCAGGATTCAGGTAACCCAAAAAAGTACTGCACCGATTTAGGTAACCGAGCCACTTTCGCCTCTTCAATTGGCCGCGTTCGGTCTTCAATGATACGCTGAATGGCTTCATTTATTTTTTTCGGTTCTTTTTTTGATTTATCACGTTTGATTTTAAAACAGCAGGGACCCTTTTCATTATCCAGCATGTTGGGGTAAGGGTACCCTTTGGTATTCAACGGAAGTATGGTTCCATCTACGTCAAATTCAATAGAACGTTTCGCCGCTGATTTTTTATCAATTATTTTTTTATGTTTATGTTCTTCTTTGGTTAAATCATCTTCCATCAAAGGAATTTTATTCTGCATGTCCCAATAGGCCGGACAAATGTAAACGAACCCATTCAACTCTAATTGGTCGTGTTTCGCCACGTACGGGTTCGTCTGCTCCCCTTTTTTTAAGGCAACGGGACACCGGGTGAGCGGGCACAACCGAGTGAACTCTTCCACATATTTTGGTCCCATGGCAGTTTTAATCCGGGTAATTAAAAAGCTTTGGTTCTTTAAAATTAAGTCAGGGTCGTGAGGAGCACCACCTTCCATCGTTTCAAATTCAAACACTTCCTCGTCGGAAAATTCCAACTCCTCGTCGGATTCTACGTCCGTCACCAACTCTTGTACCTTGTACTCCACCACGGCTTGCTTCAAACACGTAATTCGGTTAGGTAGCGTACACAAGGACACGTACGCGCTCATGTTTCTTTCCAATTCAGGTAAATAATAAATGGAATTGATACCGCTTACCGAAATGGAAACAATGTTTTGATGAATGTCAATCAGAGTAGGAAACCCTTCACGTTCACGAATGGAGAGTTTTTTATTTTCATTGCGTGACTCCAACACTTCTAAATTGGCACGAAAATTAAGAAGCACTTTTTCAGCTTGTTCGTCCGACATGCTGAATATTTCTTGAATGTTTTTTTTAATCTTATCCAACGGGGTTTCATTTAAAAAGAGGGACAAACAAATTTCATAAATTAATTTAGATTCATCAAAATCACTTACGCGAATGTACCTCTTTTCAGAAATACCCAGGGTAACAAAAAACTTGTGGCGACAATTATGATCTTTGAACGAGGGGACGTCCGTGTATTGAAAGAGCACCGAAATATCCAGGACGTTCATTTTATCTATCGTTGTCATCTGTGGATATTGGTATCCACTTTTGAAAAGAAACGTGGCGACCACATCGTACACGTCTTTGTGTTTATGAAGAATTTCTTGAATGTTATCCAACGTACATTTATCATGTTTACATTTGATGTCAAATAAAATACTCCCATCTTCTTTAAAAGTATACTTGGTGTTATCATTAAAAAAGACGGTGACGGATTTAGGAGGACATTGATTTTTTTTCAAGATTTCATTTGTTTTTAAAAAGGGGATTTTGTTTCCTACAATATCTTCTTGAACGCTGAAGAGTTTATACAACATGGTATCGTCACTTCCCGAATGGTATTGCACCATGGGAGCCGTCTCACTGGTATGAAGAAGGTTGAATAGGGTATCCAAAGGAACATTCAATTCGTACGTGGGCCGAAGTTCGCACAACATGGACTGAATTTTCACGCTGGGGATGGATTTGGGTAATGAAAAAATGTCGTCCATTCCACTTAACCGACGTTGAATGTAATCCAGGTTCACTTCGTGTTGAAAATACATGTCTTGTTTAGGAAAATCCTTTTTTAAACAAACATAAATTTTATCTTCATAAAAAGGGTAATAATCCAGTAATAATTTTAACGATTCTTGTTTACTTAAGGGCATGGTTCCGAATTCGGACACGTGAGTTGCCAAATAGGGGTTGGTAGCGATCAACATCCGTTGTCCGATAGGAACATCCACGAGTACATTTTCATAAGACAAATCTGCAATTTTTTCTAATGTGACTTTTCCTCTAATTTCAGAAACTGGCCGATTTAAATTATTTAAAAAATTCATATAATAAAACCATGGTATGTCCCCCGTTTCTTCCAGTAACATGTCGTGCACGTATTCGGGAGTCCAGGACACTTCTTGTTTTGTAAACAGGTACACGTCCTGGATGGAACATTGAAAGTGTTGGGCTACCTTGAACCACACGATGTCAATAGAATCGTCTAAATGTACGGTAGGTAATTCAAATGGGTGTTCTTCTGATGTATAATGAACGAACAACATATATTATAAGAACAATTAAAAATATAAGTTTATACTATGGCATTTACTAGATATTATGATGATCCGGATAGAGTGATGAAAAAACTACAGGAAAGTACGGATGTTGGCATGTACCGACTGAATCAACCTGGAAATGGCGAGAATCCTGCTTTCATAGAAGATCCATCCGTCATCATTCAAGGATGGGGCGCCAATTTATGCTATGATCGTATCATCATTGAAAATGAATTAAGAGGGAATCGGGCATTGACTCGGGATGCCATTGCCTGTCCGAAATACATACCGGTGAAAAGGACGTACCCGACACATAAGAAGGAGGTGACGTCAGCATCACGCGCCATTTGTCCGGCGTGGACGGTACGTGACATGGAGCAAGTGGATTGGTGGAGTTTACAAACGAACCCACAAAACACTGCGTTGGTTCCGTTCGAACACAACGTGAGTACTCGTGTGCTAGAACAGGGATTACGCTAAATTTAAT